CGAAAGGCCTGAGCACCTAGCGCGTGAGGGTAATTCATATAAATGGAGCAATCCACCTTCTGACGGTCACCCCGGCCAGCCAATCCGCTGCCGCTGCTATGCAGAGCCTGACTGGTCTGGTTCTGTTTTCGATATCGGCGAATAAATAAGGCAAAACATGAAAACAGTATCTCGCTTCGATGTGGGAGAGCTTCGTGCGTCCGTAAATGAGGATGGTTACCTGGAGGATACACCGGTTGTTGGCCGGGTTGGCATCCAGATTTACCGCAATCAAGACGGCTCTGTGCGACGCGAACTGCGTCCTCCGGAGGAAGTATTCAACGCTGACTCACTGGCTACGTTCAAAGGCAAGCCGATTACGCTGGGTCACCCCGGCGCAGTCAATGCCAAGAACGCCAAGAAACACCAGGTTGGGACGATGATGGATATCGCCCAGCAGCACGGTGACAACCTGAAGGTGCCAATCATCATCCATGCGGATGAGGCAATATCCCGCGCCACTACCGGCAAAGCAAAGCAATTATCTCTCGGCTACCGGCTTGACCTGGATGAGACGCCCGGAGAATGGAATGGTCAGCCTTACGACGCCGTTCAGCGAAACATCCGCATCAATCATCTCGCTTTAGTCTCAAAGGCCCGTGCCGGAGACGTGGCAACCCTGAATCTCGACGGTGACGAAGAAATCACTTTAGACGATGACGACAACCAACCAAAAGGTACAACAATGCAGAAAATCCGCTTAGACAGCGGCCTTGAATACGAAGCAGCCGCAGAAGTGGTTGTTGCATTTCAGGCGCTGAAACAGGATGCCGCTGACAAGCAGACGAAGCTTGATGAGGCCGCCACAACTATCTCAACCATCACCGCAGAACGCGACACACTGAAAGCTGACGCAGCAGAGTTTGACAACAAACTCAAACAGGCTCGCGAAGATGCAGAGAAGACAATCAAAGCTCGCGCCGAACTCGAAGCAAAAGCAGAGAAGCACGGCATCAAATGTGATGGCCTGGACGACAACGCTGTTAAGAAAGCAGTAGTCGCCAAGCTTAAACCAGCGATGAAGCTCGACGGCAAAGATGAGACTTACGTCAACGTTGCTTTTGACATGGCTATCGAAGCCGCTCCGATGGCTAAGCAGCGAGAAACCGTCAATAACGATAACGCAGAAACTCGTCACGATGGTGAAAATGGGTCAGCCGCTAAAGCAGCTCGCCAGAAAATGCTCGACCGCATGAGCGGCAAAAAGGAGACAGCATAATGCCTGTTCAGACTTCCTACGATAACGACATGCAGATCGCAATGCCGGGCATGCGTTCTGACTCAACTCACCAAATCACAGACGGTTGCAATGCGGCTCAGGGGGCGATTAAGCCAGGCTATGTGGTTGCTCGCGTATCTGTGGCAAACGACAAACGCGTAGTTAAGCAGGTATCAGCTGCTGGCGATGCGGCTAACCTGATGGGCATTTGCCGATTCAGCCATTACGGCTGCGTAACTGGTCAATACGAAGCAGGTGATGCAGTAAACGTGATGACCTGGGGCCGCATCTGGGCTGTAACCACTTTGAGCGCAGCGCCGACTATGGGAAGCCTTGTAAACGTAATTACCACCGGCGCTGATGCCGGGAAAGTTGCGGCAACTGGTGGAGCTACTGCGTTGGGTTGGGTACTTACCGGACGCTATAAAAAATTTAAAGACCACACTGGCGCAACCGTGAATCTAGCAGAAGTTCAAATTCGCAACCAGACCGCTGAGCCGGTAGCACCCTAAAAGGAACGATAATGGAACAGATGAACTACGACGAAGCGGACCTGTTCGCTATTGAACACGGCGCGGCGGCTAACGGCATCCGCCTGGATGAAGGTGAGTCCATCTTCCTGGCTCGTGAGCTGGACTACGTTAAGTCCAAGGTTTACGAAGTCGAATACCCGGCGCTGACTGCGACCACGCTTTTCCCGGTTACGTCAGAAATCCCTTCATATGCCAAAACGTTCACGTACGGCGTATGGGATGCAGTTGGTATGGCGCGAATCATTGCAGACTATGCCGATGACCTGCCAAATGTTGGCGTCAACTATCGTGAAGAAACCGGCAAGGTGTTCAGCCTTGGTAACTTCTATGAGTACAGCTTGATGGAAATCCGTGCATCTCAGGCCACCGGTAAATACCTGCCGACGCGACTGGCCAATGCCGCCCGTCGCGCCCATGACGTGAAGGTTAATGACCTGGCGTTTTACGGTGATGACGATTATCAAATCGTTGGCGTTCTTGACCATCCGAACATTCCAGTAACTACCTCTGCTGGGTGGACTACTGGCGAAATCGCTTCTGGTGAACTGGAAGATGCTGTATCCGCAATCGAGACCGTGACCAAAGGATTGCATGCTGCTAACGTGATCGCACTTCCACCTAGCGCATTCAAAATCCTTTCTAAGCCGATGCCTAACACCAACACGTCATACATGACCTACTTCAACACCCAGTATCCTGGAATGCAGTGGATCCGTGTAAACGAACTGGAAGACATCGACGGCACCGGCACTAAGGCCGTGCTGGTGATGGAGCGCAATGCCGATAACGCATCAATGGAAATACCGCAGCCGTTTGAACAGTTGCCGCCACAGGCTAATAACCTGGCGTTCAAGATTCCATGTCACAGCCGCGCTACCGGCGTACAGGTTTACCTGCCGCTGACACTGCATCTCATCAAAGGCATTTAAGAGGCTTCGGCCTCTTTTTTTAAGGATTACCAATGAAGATTACCAACGCATCAGCACGACTGTATTACATCGCCGGTCAGAAACTGGCACCAGGCCAGACTGCCGAAGTAGAAGATTCCTGGAGGGACAATAAAACGGTGCAGGCATCCATCACCAAAGGTGAGCTGCGACTCGCTGATAAAGATGAAGCCGTAACCGCCAGTCAGGTAGAGAAAAAAGAGAAGGACAAGAAGTAATGAACATTGCCGCATTTGAAGGTCTTACGCCTCTGGAAATCTTCCGCAAGCTAGCGCCTGAATTTGCGGCTGTTCCTGATGAGGTTGTTCAGGGTTACATCGACCTTGCATCACTGTTTGTCTGCGAAGACGAGTACGGAGACGCCGATAACGTAGCTCTGGCTCTAATGGCGGCCCATATCATGGCATCGCCTGGCGGTTACTCTGATAATGGTTCCACATCATCTGGTCGCATCCTCTCACGCAAGGAAGGTGATCTGGCAATCACTTATGGCAACGTATCAAGTGATTCCAGTTACATCAGCGGTACTACATACGGAAACCTGCTACAACTGCTCCGCAAGAAGAGGGGGGCAGGATTCTCGATTATGACTCGCGGAGTCGTGGGGGGATGCTTGTGTCCGTAAAAATCACAGACAACAAGCGGCAATGGGAAAGGTTCAGGCGGGAGATCAAGGCAACCGGAAGCAAAGAGGTGGTTGTCGGCATCCAGAAGGGTGAGGTTAATGATGGAGTGCTTGTCGCTGAATACGCAGCATGGAACGAATTCGGCACTAGGACAATTCCATCACGCCCATTCATGCGCACATACTTCGACACATCGGTCTCTCGGCTGGAAAGGTTCGCTACAAATGGAGTAACGCAAATTCTCCTCGGCAGAGCTACCTTTTCTCAGTTTCTGAATGCGGCTGGCGTATTTATGGTAGATGGCGTCAAGAAGAGCATCTCTGGAGGTGCCTGGATTCCAAACTCTCCGGTGACGATAGCGCTGAAGGGTTCATCAAAACCGCTTATAGACACTGGCGTAATGCTTAATTCAGTCACCTTCGCCATACATGATTACGGAAGGTCACAATGAGCAATCCGTTTCGCAGGCCTTATCAGGTATTTACTCCATCACCTTCGTCTTTGGTTAACGGCGTCATTGTTGATGGGCTAATGACAGAGTCCACCGCTTACTTCAGCGTGCAAAGCATCAAAGATACGCAGGAGATTGAGAGTCTGGAAGAAGGGAGGAGGTTAACTGATTATCGCCGGCTGTACAGCGACACTAAGCTTCAGATTACTGATGATTTTCCCATGGCTCAGCCTGCACTTGTCGTTATTGAAGGTTTTAACTACGAAGTTAAGCACCGTGAACCATGGCAAAACGGAATCATACCCCACTATAAATATTATGTGGTAAGGAAACGCGATGGCTGAAACCACAGTGTCGAATTTCGTTCCTGATGCTGTAGAGTCTGCCGCTTACCGTGTTTTGTCCCAGCTATTATCCGTACCTCTCGCTTACGCCAATCAGAACAACACCCGGCTCCCTCTGCCGTATGCCACGCTTCGTGTATCAACGCGCACGACCTTAGGCAGAGATGAGCATGGCGAAGTAGATGATGAGGGTGTAATGCCGTCACACGGCGTTAGAGAAGGAACGGTAATGGTTAATGTGTACGGCGGAATCGCACGAGAGTATTGCGACGATCTGATTAATAACATCCGTAAAACCACATCACGTTACCTGATGCGCAGAGAAAAATTCGTTATCGCAAACAGCGCCCAGGTTAACGACCTTACAGGTCTGCGAGATGAAGCAAACTTCGAAGCGATGGCGAATGTAGACCTTACATTCCGCTACACCGGCAAGTACACGGATAACGTAGGGCTCATAGAAACCGTTGATGCGACAGGCGACATCGGCGGAATAGAAACACACCTCACTATCGCCGTCACATCCGACTAATCAACACGGAGTTTCATCAATGGCAAATCTAAGCCAGATTGCCAACGTGAATATTTCGCTGGACACAGCGAGTATCGCGAAGGCGTCATTCGGCATTCCACTTGCAGTTTCGCCGACAACGGCATTCAGTGAGCGAATCCGTAAATATTCAAGCTACAGCGCGGCGCAGCAGGACGGACTTGACCCGCAGACGCTCAAAGCGCTCTCAGCGGTATTTAGTCAGACCCCGCGCCCAAATCAGGCATGGGTAGGTCGCCGAAACGCCGTTTCTGTAGACCTGACAGTAACCAACGCGACGATCACAACGGGAAACATTTTCGCATTCAGCGTGAATGGCACCACCGTAACGTACACCGCTGCGAGTGGTGATGATGCGTCAGACGTATATACCGGCCTGAAAACAGCGCTGGCGGCACAATCTGTAGTTGATGCGTTGTTTACCAGCACCGCTGATGCTGAAGGGCTGCACCTGGTAGTGAAAGCTCCGGAGACAGCAACCATCGTTAAGCCAGTAACCAACCTGTCAATCGCAACGGCAGGATCAGCAGACGGTTTAGAAGCTGACCTTAACACCATTCAGCAGGAAGACCCGGGCTGGTACGGATTTGCTCTGGTAGAGCGTGGTGACGCACTAATTCAGGATGCAGCGGCATGGGCTGAGACGCAGACCAAGCTGTTCTTCGCATGCAGCGATACTGCTGATATCTGGACGTCTGCTGATGACGATATCGCATCGCAGTTGCAGGACCTGCAATATCTGCGTACAGCGCTGATTGCTCGCAAGGCAGCCGCGACTGAGTATCCTGAAATGGCATGGATGGGTCGATGCTTCACTATCGCGCCCGGTGGCGAAACGTGGGCACTTAAAACACTGGCAGCTATCACGCCGAGCAAATTCAGCGATACAGAACAGAGCTACATCTTCCAGAAGAACGCTAACGCCTACGAACAGTACGCAGAAAACACCTACCTTATTAACAAAGGCAAGGTTGCATCTGGCGAATGGATTGATGTTGTGCGATTCCGTGACTGGCTTGTAGACACCATTCAGAAGAACATGGCTTCTCTGATGATCCGCCAGAAGAAGGTTCCTTACACCAATGGCGGCATTGCTCTCATCGTCAACAACCTGAACGGTTCACTTATTCAGGGTCAGCAGGCAGGCGGGATCGCTCCTGATGAGCGTGACAGTGAAGGTAATACAATTCCTGGCTTCCGTATCACCTACCCAAATGCTGCCGATGTGTCTGCTGATATCAAAGCTACTCGCACTCTCTATATCGAGTTTGTGGCGCTTCTGGCTGGCGCAATCCAGGTGGTCGAAATCACCGGCTCACTTACCTATAGCTACGAGGGCTAATTATGGCTGCTGAATTAACTGGCTCTTATGACGGCTCAGAAGTGTTTGTCACTATCGGGCCGCTGCTATTAACAGGCTTCAGTGATGGTGATTCTATTACAGCCCGTAAGAACGCCAACTTCTATGAATCACGCGCTGGTCTCGATGGCTCAGTGGGCCGAGCGCGAGTAACGGATAAGCGCGGGCAGATCGAGCTTCATCTTTTGCAGACATCCGCGGCAAACGATGAACTATCCGCCCTGATGAACCTTGATTCATTAACACAGGATGGCAAGGCAGTTTATCCGGTATCAGTAACTGACTTCTCTGGCCGCACTGTTATCGCAGCAGGCCAGGCGTGGCTTTATCAGCTCGGAGACGTGGCCTTCTCAACTAACGAGGTTGGTGAGCGAATTTACACCTTTGAGTGTGCTGACCTGAAGTTCTCCCTCGGTGGTAATAACGTTTAATAATGCCGCCTTCGGGCGGTCTTTTTTGAGGTCCATATGTCTCAGGAATTCGCAACCTTCCATATCGGTGACAAAGAGTTTAAAGCCGCCAAAATGAACGCCTTCGCTGCGGCAAAACATCTCGTCAAACTAAAAACCCTTCTGGATAAAGGCCTGGCATCAGGTGGCGATGCCAATGCAATTCAGTTACTGGCAGGTATCGACGAGAAAACACTAGAAGAGGTCATCATTCCCATCCTGCGCGATTCATCAACATTCAGCGTTACTGACGAGAAGAAAATTGACAGTCCCAGCGCAATGAATCTCGTATTTACGGTCGATACGCTTTTTGATTTCTTCGAGTTGTGCTGGGAGGTTCTGAAGCTCAACTTCACACCTTTTTTCACGAAAGCATTGACCCTGTTTGGACTAAACCCAGAAGAATTGGCAGGCCGGGTTCAGGCTCTGGCGAAAGGCGTGACACGGGACAGTTAAGGGAAGATGTTGAGAATGAGCTTTGGGTATGGCGTCCGATATTGAGAAACATGTGCACGGTTGCTGAAGTTAAAACTGGTCTGGTCACATGTGATGACTTGCTCAAGCTAAATGCTCTCATAGAGATGACCGATTATCTGAACGCGCCACCGGAGAAGTAAATGGTTATTCGAGAATTACTGATCCGTCTCGGGCTGACCGGTTCGGATAACGTAGGGAAGGGGCTGGATAAAGTCGACGGGAAAGTTGATAAAACAATCCAGTCGTTCAGTGCGCTAGGCGGTGTACTGGCTACGGTATTTAGTGCACTGACAATATCCAATATTGCAAAAACCGCCGACAGCATGCAATCGTTTGAGGCTCGCATCGGGATGCTTAGCCAGACCGTTACTGACTCAGCAACGGCATTCGATGAAGTGGCTCAACATGCCGCTGATTCTCGCCAGTCTATCGATTCGTACGCCACCTTTTACCTGCGAGTGGGCAATGCTGCAAAAAGCGTAGTCACATCTCAGGAAGAGCTGCTGTCGATTACTGACACGGTCAGTAAAGCAATGGTAGTTGGCGGGGCAACGGCTGAAGAACAATCATCAGCATTACTGCAGTTCGCCCAGGCTCTTGGTTCTGGTGTGTTGCAGGGTGACGAGTTCAGATCGCTGGCTGAAGCTGCTCCCATGTTGCTGGATAAAATCGGTGAGGCATTAAAGATACCTCGTGAACAACTTAAGAAGATGGCAGCTGATGGAAAGCTGACTACCAGAGCTGTTCTCGGGGCATTGAAAACTATCGGGCCTGAGTTTGATAAGGCGTTTCAGCAGATGCCGTTGACGATTGGTCAGGCGTTGACTATCGCAGGAAATAAGTGGGATCAGTTCATTGCGCGAATGAACCGCAGTAGCGGAGCGGTAACCTGGATAGCTAATAAATTCCTTTGGCTTGCTGATAAGGTTGAGCATTCACTGGATATCGTCACTGATGCTCTTGGCGGAGCAGAAAATGCGGTAAAAATATTAGGTGTGGTGATAGGTTCGGCAGGACTCGTTGGTGCCGTCTATCTTCTTTCAGCGGCATTTACAGCACTAAGCAGCCCGCTATTCCTTATCATAGGTGCGCTGGCAGCATTATTCCTTATCGGAGACGATGTAAATTCATGGCTTAAAGGGCAAAAGTCTCTGCTTGGCGACATGATTGGGCCCGCAAGCGATTATAAGAATGCAATAGATGGCATAAAGTCAGCCCTTGAAGGCACTGTTGAGCAAATTAAAGCCCTTATGAATTTAATAAAGGAGCTGGATAAAGCGATGCAGTCATCGGTTTTGATGGATATAAACAATGCCGTTACAGGAAGTGCCGAATGGGCTAGGAATGCATTGGGTCTTAATGATGGAGCTGCATCTGGTGGCGTATCAGAAACGCTGCATAAATCTGCTGCTGGCTGGAGAAAATATAATGAAAGAACTGCAGCTGAAAACGAGTTTGCTACTTCACCAACAAATCTGCTTACCACTCCAAACACGCTTGAAAGCATGACGCGTAGTGCAGGTGCTGCGTATGAACGTGACAAGTCATTAATGGGTGGCACATTCTCACCAAACACCAACGTATATATCACTGTCCCTGCCGGCACATCATCTGAGCAGCAGAGCGTCATCAGGAAGTCAGCGCAAGAAACATATGGCGAATTGTCCACGAAATTGGGCAATACACTGAATTACAACACAGGAGGCTAGGATGGCAACTGATGTGCTTGGATTCTTGTGGAATACCGCAGGCGATGCAACTTTCAAAATAACTGATCCGGGTGTCGGCAACCTTGAATTTGATACGCTGGATCAGGAAACGCACGAATGGAATCGTGATGTCACGATGAATCCGGTTGAGAACGGCTCACCAATATCTGACCACATTATCAGGCAACCAAAGAAAATAACTGTTGCCGGGATGATTAGTAATTCCCCAATAACCGGAGTGCTTACGCAGCTATCGAATGTCATAGCGACAGGATTTGATGGCGAGGACAGGGTAAATACGGCAATAAAACTGCTGGATTCTCTCTATCTGTCTAATGAACTGGTGACCATCTACACCAAAAACTACACGTACGAAAATATGTTGATTCAATCTATCAACATTCCCCGTCGTGTAGAGGATGGCGATGCAGTTAATTTCACAGTTGATGCCTTGCAGGTCAATATCGTCAGTACAGCAACAACGGAGCTGCCGCCAGGTGTGGGAGTCAGGAAGACTGACGCATCAAAATCTGGTTCATCTGGCAAAGCGGGGACATCAAACTCTATGGATCGTGCAACGGCAAACCGCGCTACCCCAACAAAGAATAACGGTATAAACACTGGTTCAATTCTGAGTCAGTTGGGTGACGGTTTGTCAGGAGCCGGAGGCAAGCTTGGTGATTATCTCGGGAAAATTATAGGAAATGTAACTCCATGACCCCTCTTAACTTTCAGGCTGGATTTACTGACCAGACATTACAGGCTGTTTTCGATGACACGCCTGTTTCACTTCGTTTGAGGTGGAATGAACGATTTGGGTTCTGGTCGCTAGGCATCTATGACCGGGAGTCCCTGCCGATCATTACAGGCGTGAAACTGGTACAGAACTATCCACTTTTAAAGAGCTTCAGTTTCGATAACTTCACAGGTGACATTTATTTCATTCGTACCTACGGAGAGAAAGTTCGTCCTGATATCGATTCGATAGGAGGCGATCACCTTCTGTTGTATGCCACTAAGGAAGAAATAGATGAGTTTGTTTTTACGAACGGGTGAGATCATCGTGGGCCAGCCGCAGGGCGAAGCCGTCAGCATTAAGGACCTGCGCTTTGAGTTCGACATCACCAAAACAGCCAGTAAAACCGCTAACGAAGCATCTCTCAAAATCTACAATGCTGCACCCAGCACCATCACATTGATGGAGGCGATAAACAATATCGTCATTATCAAGGCAGGCTACGCAAACGACATTGGCGCTATCACCATCTTCACCGGAACAACGTGCCGAAGCCTGACGTATCAGGATGGTCCTGACGTCATCACAGAGATGGAGCTCAGGGACAGTGTTATTCCGCTTCGTGATGCAAAGATTAGCGTCTCGTTTCCACCAAATACCTCAGCAATGACGGTGCTTGATGGAGTGGCGAAAAACTTCGGACTGCCAATCAAGAAGAGCATCAGCAAGGTGCAGGATAAGCAATATGTTGGCGGGTATGCATATAACGGAAGGGTTCGCGACGCAATGGACAAAGTCTGTAATTATCTTGGGCTGGAGTGGAGCGCCCAGGATAGCGAAATCCAGATCATCAAGAAGGGCGGCGTTTACGCAGATACAGCGGTTGTCCTGTCGAAAGACACCGGAATGATTGGCTACCCACGGCGTGAAGCAAAGACGATGACAGAGAAGACTGCAGCCAAGCAGGGCATCAAATATGGTCAGAAGGGTATCGTCAGGACGGTTGTGGATGTAGAAGACCCAACAGCAAAGCTTAAAGACAGGGTAACTCTTGAGGTGCAGGGCTACAGGGTGAAATCACTACTTAACCCGGCTATTTACCCAGGCGCTTACGTGCAGGTGAAATCGCGAGGAATTGATGGAGAGTTCTTTCGTGTGGAAGAAGCGCGTTACAGCGGGGATACACACGGGCAGGATTGGAGCGTGGAAGCGCTGTTGAGGTTCATCTGATGGCAGATAACAGTGATGTGGTTGAAGCGCTCAGGCGGCTTGTCAGCACGGAAATGGACACGGTAAATACTGCGTTGCCATGCACCGTTGTTAGCTACAGCGGGGGAAAGATGACGGTTAAACCAGACGGCGAGAAGATTTACGCTGATGGTGACACTAACGCCTATCCGGTGCTTAGCGATTTGCGCATGGTGTGGCCGCAATTTGCAGGCGGACAGGCCGGATTAAAAGGACCGGTTCAGGCAGGTGATAAGTGCCTTTTAGTGGTCTGCCAGCAGGCAACTGACGGTAGCGACGACACCCGGCGTTTCGACATCATCGACTCATACGTAATTCCTGGGGCGGGTTACAGCGATGCGGTGCCGGGTAACGATGATATTCGCATGTACTTCGGTGACGCATTCATTGCGATAGATGCCAATGGGAAAATGACTATCAGTGCGCCAGGCGGTGTGGAAGAGACAACCCCATTGCACACCGTCAAGGGCAGCATGACCGTTGAGCAGCTATTTACCTATCAGGGAGGCATGAATGGCTCTGGTGGTGAAACCTCGGTAGCGACCATTACCGGCACGATGCAGGTGATGGGTGACGTTGTCATCAATGGCATCAGAATCGGCACTCACCATCATCAGGGTGATAGCGGCGGAACTACAGGCGGTCCGGAGAACTAATGATAGATTTCAGGCTTACAGATAACAAAGTCGTTTTTACTAATGGCCTGCTTCAGTACGTTGATGGCGCAGAACGCGTAAGACAGCAAGTAGAGTTCAGGCTTAACTTGTGGCGTGGTGAGTGGTTCCTTGATAGTGAGTTTGGGACACCGTACTTACAGGATGTTCTGGGAAAGCAGGTAACGCTTAACGGCGCGCTATCAGCTATTCGTACAGAAATACTCGCTGTCGATGGTGTGACGGGAATCGTTGAGTTCACCTACAACTTTGACCGGGCAGAAAGAAAGCTAAGCATAGATTTTACAGCCAACACTGATTATGGGTTGGTTCAGTACCCCTGATAAATAACCCCTTCAATATGCCTCGCCAATGTGCGGGGCTTTTTTATGCCTGAAATAAGGTGCATATGGCTGATTACATTACTGCAACAGGCTTTGATAAGCCGACATTACCGGAAATGGTCCAGGAAATCGGTGATGCAATGGAGACGGTCGTAGGGCCGGTTAACAGGGAAGCTGATTCGACCACGGGGCAGTGGATCGGGATTGAAGCAGAACAGAACGCTATTCACTTCGAGACGGAGGAAGAACTATGGTCCAGTCGTTTTCTGTCATCGGCTGAGGGTTTCGCTCTTGATGCGCTTGGCGACTGGATGGGTGGGATTACGCGCCATGGTAAAACAACAACAAAAGTAAACGCCGTTATTTATGGCTCGGAATCACGACTTGTTCCTGCCGGCTCGCTTGCATCCTTCGGCAACTATCAATTCCGTCTGACAGCTGACTATTCAATTTCCCGTTCTACCTTGCTCGATGGCGAGGTTAGAGTAACAAACAACACGCAAACGACATATACGGTCCGCGTTTCCGGCGTCGATTACACCTACACAAAGGTTACCGGCGACACCGTTAACAGTATCGCTGCAGGCCTTGCTGGGGTAGTCAATGCGACAAGCCAATATTCTGCCACATCCAACGGTTCTGTCATTCATCTGACCTCTGAAAACCTTATCGAAGGGTACGCAGTTTCGCTTAGCGCTGGCCTGACATGGCAGTTGATTGGTTCCCCGGCAATATTTGAAGCGACTGAGTCCGGTCCAATCGTCGTTCCTGTTGGTGGTCTCAACAATCCAGTTAGTGCGATCACTGGGTGGACTGCAGTAAACAATCTGGTGCAGGGTGCAACAGGTTCTGACAGAGAATCAGATACAGATTACCGACAACGGTTATATCAAAGCAGATCATCATCTGGCGGCGCGGCAACCGTTCCAGCAATTGAAACACGGCTCATCACGGAAGTCAGCGGCGTAACCTTAGCCAAAGTCATCGAAAACGACACCATGGCAACCGTGGACAGTATTCCGCCAAAAGCGATTCACACCATAGTTTCTGGCGGCCTGGAGCAGGATGTAGCAGACGCCATCTGGAAGTATAAGGGAGCAGGCATCGCCACCTATGGCTCTATCGCTATTACCGTATATGACCGATTTGAAAGGCCGCACTTGGTTAATTTCTCACGCCCTACCGAGGTGGATATCTACGTCAAGGTTGATGTGGTTCTGCTTGATGCCGAAGAGCCATTACCATCTGCTGTTGTAGACGCTATCAAGCAAGGCGTTGTGGCTTACGGTGCAACTCTTGGCCTGGGTGACGACGTTATTACCCAGCGCATTTATGGCTACATCTACGCCAATACTACCGGCATCGGGAAGATGACAATCACGGTCAGTACTGACGGAACCACATTTGCCGAAAGTAATATTTCCATCGCCGAAAATTCCTTTGCTTCGTTCTCCGCTGCCAATGTGGAGGTCTCAGGTGTTTGATGAATGGGTTGATATCGATTTCCTTGCACTGATACGCCAGCGGCCTACAGACTGGCTTAAAAAGGGTGGTCAGGTGCCAGATCTGTTTGCTGCAGTTGGTGTACTCCATCCCGAAATTGAAGCTCGCGCAAAATACATTTACCTGACACAAAGCATATACAACGCCCATGACATAGAGCTGGACAGATTTGGTCAGTACGTTGATGTCGGCCGGGATGGAATGTCTGACGATGATTATCGCCGGGCAATCATGCAGGCGAAACTGGCGACCGCCTTTAGCGGAACGCCAGATGACGTCATGGTCGTAACGGCAACCACTACATCAAGCACCGATGTTGAGCTGGTTGAGCTTTATCCGGCCGCATTCAGTGTTCACGCCACCGGCCCTTATGTTCCTACAAATATCAACGCCATCGTTGACCGCGCATCTGTTGCAGGCGTCAGGTCCTATTCAACTCACGATTATGGGCTAAACGGATTCTCTCTCGCGGGAATAGACACCAATTCAGGCCAGGCATTACAGGTCGGCGCTAATACAGCAATGCAGGTAGACACCGACACGGCTCTCGGTCTCAATCGTGGCTCTGTGTTCATTGCTGGCTCATATCTTGATGCGGCTGGCTCAGTGTCAGGCGTTTTGGAAGTAAACGGCTCATATCTCGGCGTCGCTGACGACGATTACCTTCTTATCTTCTCCCGTGACTATGGCGTTACCGGGACGATGCTCTGTGGCGCTATGCCTAAGTGAGAAATTAAATGGCTATCACATCATTTGCTGCAACTGACGTCACCTATGCGGATGGTCAGCAAAATAAAGAACCCGTCCCAGACGAAATTCTCGCAAGTGGCTTTGTTCCTCCAATTCGTATGCCAGATGGCTCTATCTCAGCAGGAAGCAAGTTAGCGGCAAATCACCTCAACACATTGCTTAACGATTTGTACGCACAAATCTCTGATCTGAAGGCTCGTGTCACAGCGCTTGAGGGGGCTTAATGGCTGACATTATTCTCAAGTACCTTACCGATTTGCCGTCAGCATCAGATGCAGAATCCGCCGACCTGATGCATATCAACCAGGGCGGTAATGACCGTTCAATCACTCTTGATGCCCTGGCTACCGCCTTATTCAACATGAGATATCCAGTCGGTAAGGTTGAGTGGTTCGCAAACGATGTTAACCCCAATGCAATCTGGCAGGGATCAACTTGGGCGAGGATCCCAGGTTCTGGGAAAACAATCAGACTGGCGAATAGCACAGGAAGTGACGTTCTTCAGCAAGGTGGAAGCGATGTTGTTTCGCTATCCACAGCCAATATTCCACCACACATTCACGCTGTAAATATCAGAACAGGTCAGTTTGATTATGGGACAAAAAATACAAGCCAGGACAATCATGCGCACACGCTTTCATTGAAGAGCGTAGGTAAGTGGACCGGAGGCTCTCAGGATGGGAGCAGCGATGATATCAGTTCATCACAGTCAACTAATACATCAAGTTATCAACACACACATACAGTTGCTATAGGTGCTCATGACCATTCTGTAGTTGGCGACACAGGGAGTACTGGCAATGGAACTGAATTCGTAACAACAAACCAATATGTCAAACTTGCTGGCTGGTACAGGACCGCATAAATGGCCGAACAAAAAGTAAAACTCACAGACTTACCCGCTGCAACTGACACCACCGACACAGCACAACTCCTCGTAAATCAAAACAACACGGATCAAAAACTACCAGTTACTCATTTCCTGAGAGCTAAAAATAATCTATCTGACCTGATAAATGCCGAACAGGCGCGCGCTAATCTTAACGTCCTATCCGTAGATGAAGTTAATGACAAGCTTCAGGGATTTTTTGATGGTTCCCATACATTTAGTGTCGGCGCTTCACTGGCACTGCGCACAGATTTTATCTGGGATGAGGATAGTAAATCATGGTACTACTGGGCCGGTATCCTTCCTAAAGATGTTCCTGCTTCCTCCAGTCCTGATTCAACAGGAGGCGTAAGTTCTGATGCCTGGGTAAGCATTGGCGACGCTACTATTCGTCAGTGGGTTAAAACAAATTACGATGAATCTACTTACCAGCAGATCCAGACAGGAAACTTTGCTACCGGTACGACCGTTACCAGTTCATATCAGGTTGTCTATTACCCTACTGATGGTCACTGGTATCGGTATTTAGGCGAGATTCCGTCAGATGGGTTGATTGTCGCGTCTAATAGCGCTCCTGACTCCAACTGGGAGAACGTTGATACTCAGCAAATCATCAGCCTGCGTAAACTCAATGAGCTGTCTACATCGAGCATTGCTGGCTATGTTGGCGTAAATATCGACATGCCTGTGTCTGTGAAGGATGCTGATAATCAGGGGGCCAAGGTAGGTAATGGCGTTAGCATCTCAGGGGATGGCTCATCACAGACTTCAATATCCACTACCAAGCTTCAAACTGCATTACGATTGGATGGGGATGATATTACTATTGTGAATGTAAATGGATCTGGTAATGCAGATAATACCAATACTTCAACTTCAGAATTTATCAGCTCTAGAATGGCTGGAGAAGTGGATGGCCGTAACCTAAAAAGACTTACTGTGCGCGGGGCTAACATTAATGGGTTTACAACAGGCATCGCATTAACCGCCATCAACGGCGCAATCATCCAAGATGTCAGGGCCAGAAATATGCGTTACTCGCCAACAGGTCTGAATAGCGCAGGGGGATACCTTATAGTATGTGGAGGAAATGCTAAACACATTATCACAAACAATATCCAGCATACTTTGGTTGAGCAGGCTGACCGTCATACTTTGTACATCTCTGCCGCGTCAGGCGACACGCTGGGATGGAGTTACTGGAATATATCTAACGTTGATAGTGACTACAGCGCGAACAGTGTTAATAACAAAGGTGCAAACGGCGTACCATTCGCGATGTCACCTATTCACATAAGAAATGGGAAAAATCTAAACCTTGTTAATCATATGGTAGAGGGTTACATGTGCTCGGCATTTGATTTTGAGAATCAATTTGGGAGCATAAACAACACAAATATCTCTAATATTGTTGCAACTGAATCCCAGAGCTTCCAAAATGGAACATTGACCGATCAGGGCGTTCTAAGAGTTGGTTATGACCAGTATAGTAGCATTAATCAGCACCATAACTTTAATAATTTTATTGTTAAAATGATAAGGGGTACCGATAACTCAGGAGTTAAAATGGCTGTAGGTTCTGATAATGGAGTTTGGGCAGCTAAGTTACAGTTTGCAAACTTCGTTAATGGGCAAATAACAACTGAGTCAGGCAATGCATTCAAGTTATATAATTCTAGCTATGTTAACATCGATAACATAATTGATAGACAAATCGACACCACTTCAAGTGCTAATGCTATTTTCTTAAGCAATTGCTCTAATATAACAATTGGCAGTAACATTCAAAGCAACAGGACGGTAAGCAGCACTAAAGAGAGGGTCTATACCATTGATACCGCTAGCACAGAAATAACATGCCGATTCCCAAGACGTGTGGTTTTAAGAGTTACCTCTGGCGCGGTTACAATTGTAGAGGATCGATGGGATATGCTCTCTGGAGTGCCTGCCATAAGCGGATCAAATATTTTGGTTCCATTAAAAAACCATGTTTCGACGAATTCAAAACGTACCGCAACTGTTGAAAACCTTACCGCAGCAAATGTTAAAGCTGTAAGGATAGATGATGCTGATGCTGTAACCTTGCGCTTTGGTTTGTGGGATACGAGCACTAATGCATCCGCTCCAGCATCAACTGCATCTAACACCGTTGCTATAAACTTCACCAGCTAAAATCATGAAGGTGCCCGCAAGGGCACCAAATCTTAATTAATAATGAGATTATACATCCCTATCTTTTTGCCAATGATCCTGCTCCCCTCGTATGAAAGATGGCCTTTGTCTCTGTAAATTAGAGTATCACCAATGCTTGATTGGCAGATGCCATTGGAACAAATCGCATCTTTAAGCCATATAACATTTGTATCTTGAGAAATGATATTTATTCTCCTGTATATCTCCTTCTGTTTATCAGATATATCAGTTGATGAGAAATCACATACCGACCTTCTTAAATTCAGGGATGAAGTTTTTAAAAGACAAAAACCTATATCTTTCCCCTCTTTGTCCTCAGGGGTTGGCGCGACAATTGTAACATTTTTTCCAAGTTCTTTTAATTTATTGACTGTAGCTAAAATCATGTTATATGAATCGTTTGGGCTGGCTATAAAACTTCTTCCTGAACGGTCAGTAACATAATTACTAGCGGCCAACTGTGGGTATGGTGAAGAAATTACTACATTCTTGATAGAAGGAATTTTCTTTACCATATCGATGACTCTATCGTTAGACAGGATGCAATTTTGCGCCCCAAAAATTGTGCTTGATCGAGAAAATCCAATTATCGGTTCGCATTGAGATACAGTTGCTTGGATGAGCTTTACGCTAGGATTTGATGCGATAATTGCAGGCACTATTTGCATCGCGTAAGAATCACCCCATACTAATATTTCTGGTTTATCTGAAGTGCGGCATTCAACGTAATTATGAAACTCTCGTTCACATTTTTTACTTAACCCAAAATTACCACGTAGTCTATGATTCACATTAGCATATGTTTCATTGGAGCTAAATCTATTCATATGTGATGGATAGGTTACCCCTGATACTCCAAAAGTAATAAAGGCAACACTTCCAACAGCAGTGAATGTGAAAATCTGCTTTGCAGTAAACACACCTTTCTCTCTAAAAGGTTTCTCAATTACCCTCCAGCTAAAATATGCAATAAGAATCGTAGTAGCTATAAGCAAGATCATTATTAAAGGTCTTGGTTCGCTAATGCTTTTATAGCGATAAAATGCAAATATTGGCTGATGCCATAAGTAAGCGCTATAGCTAATTAGTCCAAAGAATCTGATTTTTGTAATAGAAAGGATTTTACCAACGAGCAATTGATTGTTGCAAAAAACCAGAATTAGAAATGAACCCGCTACGGGTAATAATGTATATAAGCTAGGGTATGGCATTGTTTTATCAAAAACTAAAACAGATAAAATAATCATCAGAACACCCAAAATTGACATGATGTTCGCGAGGCTCTTTTTAACTCCTATCCCTTTGTTAGAAATGAATGCACCTATTGCGCCAAAAAGCAGTTCCCACGCTCTTGTATGTAAAAGATAGAATGCGTTCGTTGGATCTGATACTGATAATTTTTGAGCAAGAATTAGGCTAAGGACAGCCAAGCCCACAACTAATAGTAAAGTGAATTTTTTTCCAACTTTCCATGCGGCGAACATAATCAACGGGAAGAATATGTAATACTGCTCCTCTACTGCCAATGTCCACGTATGCAGAAATGGTTTTAGTTCAACGTTTGGTGAAAAATAACCACTTTCAGAGGCGAATAGGAAATTAGATGTGAATGTTGAAACAGAAACTATACTTTTATAAAAACTGTTTATATCATCTGGCAGTAGATAGTAATATCCAAAAGGGATGCACACGATAATCATGAAAAATAAAGCTGGCATTATCCTGCGAGCACGTCTCTCATAAAACCTGACAATACTAAATTTTTCAGCCTGTAGTTCCTTTAAAAGGATATTTGTTATCAAATAACCACTAATAACAAAAAACACATCTACACCGACAAATCCGCCAGAAACCACTGAAGGGAAGGCATGATAAAAAATAACAGATAACACTGCGATAGCACGCAACCCGTCAATTTCTGCTCTGTATTTTAATGACATAACTATATTCTTAATGTTTTTGAGAGGTTGGAGTTTAGCACCTCAGAAGAAACTGATCAGCCTCTGAGGCAAGAAAGCCCACTCAGATGGGCTTTTTGTTGGCGCGTCCTTGCGCCATTTTCAATCACAGTCGGCTAATCAGCCCTTTGACGCCATGCTCGCTTAACCTGTCCAACATCAGCAAGCCATCGCTTTCTTTCTGCTGCAATTCAAGCAAATTGAGCCGCATTTCGTTCAGTAAAGGTTCAATAGCACCGCGCTTGCGAACTACTTTCTTGATAACGTCTTTTTCAAACTCATACATGGTATGCCTGACAGCCGTTGTTATTTTCATTATGCGGCGACACTCCTCACCGAGTACGGGAAGATCGTCAACAGTAAATGGCTTTGGTGATGGAGTTCCAGTTGCGGCGCGAAGTGAATACCAGACGCCTTGCGTCCAGGCATTTTCAAACTTCATGTTGCCTGTCATTAGCCAGACCAGCCTTTTGAGGTTTTGCATGTCGCTATTCGATAGTGGTTCTGATGTTGGTTTTTGCTGGTAGCTGCCAGTTTTGCGGATCGTTGGCAGTACATCATTGAACACCCAATCCTGGAATTGTTTTGCTTCTGGCTTATTGCTGCGGAAAATGACGCGGTAGAGATTTGGTTCGTTGACGAAAGTCAATTGCTGTCTACCTCCGTCAGTAGGGATTACATTTTTTGTAACCCCTTTCATATCCATCTGAAATCGAGATGGACTGGCGACAGCGACGGAAAGAATGTCGCACACATCTTTCAGGCAGAACCACGGTTCACCGGCGATTACCTGGATACGTACATCATGGGATTCTTGAAATGAGAATGATACTGGCTGGATAGCTAATGCTGTCATGGGATTCACCTTTGTAGTAGAGGTTAATCACCACCGTTGAGACCAATCGTGGGTGGTGAGTTGTACGGAGTTGGTCTTACCGGCTACAAAGGACCCGGCGCGG